GTTTTCCGATATTGCCGATGAACAACCGATTGAAATCATTGTTGTACCTTTACAAAAACTTTATTGGTACGATGCAAAAATGTTGGAACTTTACGCGGAGCATGGCAGTTACCGAAAGGTTGAAGCAATCACCGGCATCGAATATTCGGGGATATGTAAAACGATTAAAAAAGCCAGGATTGAAATAAAAAAACATATGGACATTTAAAAATAAAAACTATGGATGTATTATCACAAACTTTCCTTTATGATCGAATTTTAGCCGGAGTGGATGTTCACCCATCACAACCGGAATTGTTAGAGTTCGAACGCCTTTCAAAAATTATTGATCCACAATCCGAATTTTCATTCCGCGGATGTCAACCATGCGTGAATGAATTGGTTCGGTTCGTATTTGAAAACAAAACAAAACTTGATGATTTACAGAAAAACATCAGAAATAAAGCCAAATCCGAATAATCCGCGGATCATTAAGGATGACAAGTTCAAAAAACTTGTTCAATCGATTAAGGAATTCCCGGGCATGTTGGAAAAACGGCCGTTGATTTGTTTCACCGATACCGATAAAAAATTGGTTGTATTGGGTGGGAATATGCGATTGAAGGCGGCCAATGAAGTTGGATTAAAGGAATTACCGGTGATCCTGGCCGATGATTGGACGGAGGAACAAAAATCGGAATTTTTAATCAAAGACAATGTCGGTTTTGGTGAATGGAATTGGGATGAATTGCAATCGGATTGGGATGTTGTACAATTAGATAATTGGGGCCTTGATCTTCCTGGGTTCGATTTAAGCCCAAATGATTTGGGTGAAAATTTTAGTTTACCGGATGGCGACAAAGCGCCGTTTCAACAAATGACGTTCACATTGGCAGATGAACAGGCGGCAATAATTAAAAACGCCATTGACGATATAAAGGAAACGGATGATTATAAATATGCCGAAACAATGGGAAATGAAAATTCAAACGGCAACGCACTTTATTTAATTGTAGCATCATGGGCCGGGCAAAGGAAATAATTGTTAAGGTTATACCTTCAAATGTTGCCAATTCATTTGTGAAAAAACACCACTATTCGGGTAAGGTTGTTCCAAATAGTACAATTCATTTTGGTTGTTTTTTAGATAACAAATTGCATGGAGTTTTGAGTTATGGAAATTCTATGGACAAATATAAGGTTGGGGCAACTGTAAAAAATACCGGATGGAATGATTTCATAGAATTGAATCGCATGGCGTTCGATGATTATTTGCCAAAATATAGTGAAAGCAGATGTATCGCAGTAACAATAAAATTGATTAAAAAAAACGCACCACATGTAAAATGGATAATCAGTTTTGCAGATGGGAGCCAATGCGGAGATGGAACAATTTATCGCGCGAGTGGATTTCAGTTGATAGGTTTAAAAGAAAATAAACAAATATTGGAATGGGATGGAAAAATTATTGCTAAAAAAACATTAGACAATAAAAACTATCCAAGCATAAACGGAAAATATTTCAGTAGGCACTTATTGGAAACGGGGCAGGCAAAACCGATTGAAGGGTTTCAGTTGAAATATATTTATTTTATTGATAAATTAAAAATCAATGATTTGTCGGTTCCCATAATTCCATTTTCCAAAATAGATGAAATGGGGGCCGGAATGTACAAGGGTGAAAAAATAAGTTTAGCAGATAGAAAAAAGGCGGATGTAGCATAATGGTAATGCGTTCACTTTCCAAGTGAAAAAAGGCAGTTCGATTCTGACCTATCCGCTCAATTAAATTAATTTTATATGCCATTTAAAAAAGGGGTAACGCCACCAGGGGCAAAGGTTTTTGAAAAGGGGAAATCCGGGAACCCGAAGGGCGCGCCGCGTAAATTAGCAACGCAATTAAAACATATTGGATATTCGAAGGGCGAAGCGGCGGAAACAATAAACGTTATGCTTGCCATGAAAATTGATGAGGTTCGTGAAATCTATGAAAATAAAGATTCCACTATTTTAGAAAAAACAATCGCGGCAGCGTTAAAAAGATCATTGGAAAAAGGTTCCCTTTATACCATCGATACGTTGTTAAGCAGATCACATGGCAAGCCGGCGGAATCGGTCGATATGACGCACACAATGATAGAACAACCATTGTTCCCGGAAAACTAATTGAATGCCATTCGTTCGAACAACCGCGATCAATAAGATTTTGAAGATGAAGCGATTCGTTCGCGGAATCCAGGGCGGAACATCGGCCGGGAAGACATACGCAATTATTCCGATCCTGGTTGACATCGCGGCGAAAAACCCATTCAGCGAAATTTCAATCGTTGCCGAATCCATCCCACATTTGAAACGGGGGGCAATGAAGGATTTCAAAAAGATCATGTTCGAAACGGGCCGATGGTTCGATGATCGATGGAATGCAACGGATTTCAAATATAATTTCGCCAATGGATCACAAATCGAATTTTTCAGCGCGGACAATGACGCAAAGTTGCGCGGCGCGCGCCGGGATTGGTTGTACATGAATGAGTGCAACAACATGACATTCCATTCATACACCGAATTGGCATCCCGGACAAAGCAAGGCGTTTTTTTGGATTGGAATCCGACAAACCCGTTTTGGTTTCATGATGAATTAATCAATGATCCGGATGTTGATTTCATCATAATCAATTACACCGACAATGAAGCATGCCCGGAATCGGCGTTAAACTTTATTTTGAAGGCAAAAGAAAAGGCGGATGCCGGTTCAGCGTTTTGGGGGAATTGGTTCCGGGTGTATGGCCTGGGTGAAATTGGTTCCCTGGATGGCGTGGTGTTTCAAAATTGGCAACAATGCGAACGCATCCCGGCGGAATCCGAATTCATATCGTATGGCCTTGATTGGGGATTCACAAACGATCCAACGGCATTGGTCGAAGTTTTCCGATATGATGGGAAAATCTACATCAATGAATTGTTGTATCAAACCAAATTAACCAATTCGGAAATTGTCAACCATTTGAAACAATACGGCGTGAATTCATCCCGTTGCATTGTGGCGGATTCAGCGGAACCGAAATCCATCGCCGAATTGACAAATGCCGGGTTTTATGTCGAAGCCGCCCGAAAGGGGCCGGATTCAATAAAGGCATCAATCGACCGGTTGCAAGGTTATGAATTAAGGGTTACAAAGAATTCATTGAACTTGATCAAGGAATTAAGGCAATACCGGTGGGCAAAGGATCGCGAAGGACGTTCATTGAATGCCCCGGAAGATATTCTAAACCATGCCATCGATGCCGTCCGATATGTGGGGTTGAATAAATTATCGCAATTCGAAGCAATCGGCGAATATTCGTTTGCGGATGATGATTTTTGATGTTGTGTTTAGTTAGTTTTGGCCGGCCTGGATGTTGATCCGGGCCTTTTTTATTTACAATAATGCCAAATAACGGCCGCAACAAACCGCCGGAAATTGCCACATAATATCATGAAGTTGCGCGAATATCAACGCCTTGCCGCGTTTTGGAATGATGGGGATGATAATGTTTCCCAAGTGGCATGGATCATCATGGACGTTTATTCATTGTCATACGATGAAGTGAACAACATGGAACCAAAACGTTTTTTAAAATATTCGAAGCGCATCGGGAAGCAATTTAGCAACATCGACAAAAAACCATTTTATTCATGGTTCCGGTTCGAAACCGATGCATCGAAAATAACATTGGGGCAATTTATCGAATGCCAACATTTCATGAAAGCCGGGCAAGTTGATGCCATGCATTTGGTCGGCGCATCAATTTGGAAGGATAAACGGGAACATTCCGTAAAGGCCGAAACATTACTTAACACAAACATTCGCCATGTACTACAAGACATTACGCGTTTTTTTCTTTCGTTTTCTGACCTGGTTGATTCATACAAAGGGTTATTTGAAAAGACAGAGGAAGAAGATGAAGGCGATGAATTAGCCAAACCGGAAAAGCCACACCCGTTCGTGGATCAATACGGATGGTTTTTTTCGGCCAAACAAGTCGCGGAATATGAAGGCATCACATTGGCCGAAGCGTTCGATTTGCCTATCATCCAGGCGTTTAATGATCTATCATATTTGAAGGCGTTTCAATCATATCAAAAACATTTGAACAAATAATGGCATCGTTTTCAAAAGTTCAACATGAAGCGTTGGCGGATGGGTTCATCGACCTATTGGGGGAAGATGCATCGAACTTTCAAAAGGTTGAATTAAGCGATGTAAATAATACCATTGAACAATTGGCGGCGCGGTATATCGATATCGTTTCGGATAAAATCAATGAAAAGGATGTTGTTTCATCCGGGCGCATGGCGGATGAAATGCAACCGACAATGATGGAATTCGATGGGAAATCCTATCGCATCGGAATAACCGCGCCGGAATATTCAACATACCAGGATGAAGGGGTAAACGGATGGGCCGTTGATCGCGGATCAAGGTTTTCATTCAAAACGCGCGGCGTTGATCCCAATGGCGAAATGGTGAAATCGGTGAAGGAGTGGATTCAACGGGAAGGCGCATCGGCGCGGAACGTTTCAAGGGCCGTAACGGCGCGCGAAGCGAAAGGCAAAACAATGATGGACGCATCAACCCGGGCCGCCGTTACCGCGTCTTATTTCATCAAACGAAATGGATTGAAGCCGCGAAGGTTTTGGAGTGAGGCGACCGATGAATTTAAAACCGAAATGGAAAATGAATTAGGCATTGCGCTAAAAATTGACATTATAAATTGTATAACTAAATGACATTCGAATTCACACCCGTTCAATATTCATCCGTAAACGATCCACTTGTTTACGTTGTTTACGATGCACACGCCGCAAACCCGACAACATATCCAAATTATAAATATGTGGCGGAACTTGAAATCAATGGAACCCAAGTATTCAAAGGGAAATATTTCCCAAATCCAACATCAAACCGGGGCATCATTGATTTGGGCGCGGTGATCCGGGAATATTGCGTTCAATCGTTCAACGCATCCGTTGGCGGTGCGATGGTTGCCGATGAAATGGGTGAAGGCGAATGGCGCGTTTCATGCGTTGTAAAAATTCGTGAGGAATACGGAACAACAACATCGGCCGTATTGATTACCGATTCATCAAGGGTATATTTCAACTACTACAACGGCCGATACCCCGGTTTTGAATCATTATCAAATTATGATGATGATGTGATTTCCGATCGCCCGGCAAACATTGACCTAACATTCATAACCGGGAATTATTTTATCCCATATTTTGCCGAATTATCAACGGCGTTCAATGTTGTTATAACCGGCGGAACATCAACCAGGACAAAGGTAATAACGCCAACAACAACCAACACAATGCAATTGATAAACATATCGCCATCGGCCATCAACGATGAATACCCCGGCAATTTCACAACATCAACAACAACCTATTCCGTTGCCATTGGTACGAAAACCTACCGGGTTAATATCATTTGTACGGGCCTTTACAAAAATTACAATGTGCATTTCCTCAATAAATGGGGTGGATACGAAACCATGATGTTCAATAAGGTATCGCGCAAAACATACGATGTGGAAAGGAAAACATTCAAACAATTGCCGTATCGGGTAAGTTCCGCCGGGGCCGTTTCGGTGTTGAATAATTACACCATGTACAAACAAACAACGCAATTCGGGGGCCGGTTCCGCGAAAAGTTGCGATTGAATACGGATTGGCTTTCCGATGCCGAATATCAATGGTTGGCACAATTGACAACATCGGCCGAGGTTTACATCGAAGATGAAGGCGAATTGTATCCGGTAATCATGACGGCCAATAATTACGAATTCAAAGAACACATTGTTGATGGATT